GGGGTGTCGTTGTTGATTGCGGTGATGCGAATGTCGCGGAGGCGCTTGGCCTCCTCGTAGTCCGTGGACAGGCGCTCGACGATCTGGACGCCGCGGCGCTTCATGCGGAGGAACCAGACGTTGCCGTTCTTCCACAGGTTGCGGTCGGCTATGGTGCGCTTCTCGTAGTCCCAGCGGGTGAACTTCGGGCAGGTCGCCAGCCATGCTGCGCGAGAGGGGCTGATGCCCACGCTGGCCGCCCATGCTATCTCCTCGGGCGTCAGAGCTGCCATGACAGGGCGAGGCGCTTTCCTTCATTGATGATGTCCTGCCGGGCGTTCGGGCGGAAGATGAACTCCTGGTCGAAGCGGTGGTTGGACTTCATCCCAAGGACGCTGTAGAACTCCTCGTCGTTTGCGTGGTAGACTCCGGCCGTGGCGAGGTAGACGGTGCGGACGCGCCAGCCGAGCGGGGTCAGTATCTCCTGGCAGACGTGAATCTCGTTCAGATAGCGCAGGTCGGAGCAGACCACGGTCTGGGCGACTTGGCCGTCGGGGACCTCCTGGCACGGCGCCCAGTTGGCGAGGTGCTCGGCGAAGATGTCCTTATGGATGGACCGGGCGAACTTGCCCGCGGCGACGAGGAAGTCGCGGTGCTGGACCTTGAACTGCTCGTCAAAGAAGGAGCCATGCTTGTCGATGTGCAGGTACTCCATGAAAGCGTCGGCGCCTTCCTTGAGCGCGTCGGCAAAGTTGAGTTTGACCGCGGGGCGTCTGGACCATTCCAGGATGCCCGAGGCCAGGGTGTCCTTCCCGGCCCTCGCGAAGCCTGCGATGAGGACAAGGGTCGGGGGCGCGGGAGGGACTTCGGTCATGGCCTCAGAAGGGGACGCTGCCGGAGTCGGCGGCGGGGGCCGCGGGCTTCTGGCCGCCCTTGGGGAACGTCAGCTTGTACTTGAACTGCGGCTTGCCGTTCCATTCGCCGTTGGGCGTGACCTCGACGGCGATGTCCGTGGGCTTGCCGACGGCGGGGCTGACGTACTGCTGGAACTCGGCGGGGGTGGCGTCGGCGCGGATCTCCTTGGCGTAGGAGCCGGAGAGGCGGCCGACCAGCATGGCGAGGGAGCCCGCGTACTTCGTGCCGTAGGACTTGGACAGGCAATGCCCGTCGTCGGCGAGGAAGAACAGCTTGGCCGAGCAGGTGCCGTCCTCGTAGGACTTGATGCGGTCGAGCTTGGGGGCGGTGAGGCGCAGGCGGTAGACGCCGGACTGCGTGATGGTGGTGAGGGCGGGGCGGTCGTTCTGGTTTTCCATGTTCGTATTATTAGGCGAAGGTGATGGGCTGGGCGGCGGACGGGGTGGAGCCGACGTCGATGACCTGCGGGTCGGTGGAGTAGCCGGGCCACTCGCCCGAGGCCGAGCAGTCGGCGTAGAGTTTCACGGCGCGCTCGAAGTCCTCGATGGCGTAGGAGGTGAGGTTCGGCCCGAGCTCGTAGACGGCCACGGCGTAGGGCGGGGTCTTCTCGACGACGATGAAGCGGAACCCGAGGGGGCGGCCCATGCCGGCGAGGTCGGCGACGAGGCGGTAGAAGTACGCCTGGAGGTTGTAGCGGTAGGCGCGGACGGCCTGCTGGAAGCCGCGGGGGCTGGCGTCCTCGCTGGTCTTGAGGTCGTACAGGTAGCCGTCCTCGGCGATGACGTCGATGCAGGACTTGAGCGGGACGCCGTTGTAGGAGACGGCCAGCGGCACCTCGCGGTGCACGGGTTTGATGCTCAGGCGGTGCATCGTGATGACGATCTGCGCGGAGACGGCGCCGACCAGTTCGGCCTCGTCGGCGGTCAGGATGGTCTTGCCCGCGTGGAGGGTCTGGAACTCGGCCCACTTCTCCTTGCCTTCCTTGGTGCGGCGGTCGACGTCAGGGGCCACGGCGAAGTCGGCGGCGTAGTGCCCGGGCTCGAGCACGGCGGCGTGGACGGCGGAGCCGACGCGGAGGGCGGCGGACTCCTTCTGGGGGGCGGCCAGCCAGGTCTGGTAGTGGGCCGGGGACTTGAGCAGTTCCTTGGCGCCTGAGTAGTTGAGGGCGGCGAGCGCCTGGTATTCGGATCGGTTGTTCAGTTTCATGGTGTGTCGTTGGTGGTGGGAAGTTGGTCGATGAGCCGCAGGATGGCGTCAGCTTGATGGGCGCGGCGGCGCTTGATGGCAAGGCGGCATTCCTTGCAGCCGACCTCGAAGGCGGTGCAGGGGGCGGGCTTGGCGTCGTGGACTGAGCACTTGCCGCAGGCGTCGAGGTGACGGCAGCGGGCCTCAATCTCGGCGATGTCGTGGGGCTGGCCGAGGATGCTGAAGACGGAGCCGCGGGTGTTGTAGAAGTCGCGGGCGTCCTTGTCGCGGATGACCGGGACGTAGAGGGACTCGCAGCAGGCGCCGCGGCAGACTTCGCAGGCCGGGTGCATCAGAGGTCGTCGTCCTCCTCGGGCTCGACCACGCGGCCGACGCGGCGGACGTTCTCCAGGGCGGTGTCGAGCGACATCTCCATGACGTCGAGCGCGTGCCGGGTCGCCCTGATCTGCACGAGGCAGACGTGGATGCGGTCATGCAGCCCCTTCACGTCGAAGGCTTCCTCGATGCGGTCATGGGGCAGGGCGTTGCCTTCCTTGATGGCGTTCGAGATGAGGTCGGTCAGGGCCACGGCGTCCGACATGATCGGGGCGTTGTCGGCGCTGATGAGTTCGGCCGAGGCTTCGTCCAGGAGCCGCTTGATGAGGTCGTGGTCAGTCATTGAGGATAAGTTCCTTGATGGCGCCCGGCTCCTTGATGAACAGACGGACTTGGTAGCGCTTGAGGGCGGGCCATTGCTGGCGCTTCCAGTCCCGCAGCTCGACCATGAAGGAGGCGTGCGTGGGGCAGGAGAAGTCGATGAAGGCGTCCCGGCCATCGAGGAAGACGACCAGGGCGTACTTGCCGGAGAAGCCCTGGAGCTTGGCCTCGACGGCCTTGGGGACCTCAGCCATTGGCCTGCTTCTCCTTGAGCAGCCGGACCACAGTCTCGTTGAGCAGGTGGTAGTTGTCCTGAGCCTCGGCCAGTTCCTTCTTGAGCCGTGCGATCTCGGCGCGGGCGGCGGCGAGTTCGTTCTGGGTGTTGATGGCCAGCACGGACTGGCGGACCATGTCGAAGGGGTCGGGGGCGTTCATCGGGTGAGCGGGCGGGGGGTTGCGACGGGGGCGGCGTTGCCTTCACGGGTCAGCGCGGTCTGGTTCGGGGCCGTGGGGCGGAAGGAGGAGTCCGCGGCGCCGTCGAAGTCTAGGTCCACGCTGACGCCGCAGGCGGTCTGGATGGACTGCCGGCGGATGTAGGTTATGGCCCCGCCGACCTGCTGAGGGGTGAGCCCCTCGGCCTTGACCATGAGCCGGCCAAAGTCGAAGCGTTCGCCCGAGGCGTGGAGGAAGGCGGTTGAGACGCCGACCTTGCCTTCCTCGCTGACGAGGGTCTGGACCAGCGCGAGGTCGTGCTCGAGCAGGACGGGCTTGATGGCGTCCAGCAGCGCGTCGAGCGAGACGTAGCGGGCCTTGAACGCCGGGTTGATCTTGTTGGCCTTGACGTTGTCCAGGGCGGCGAGCGCCTTGACGAGCGACGTCGTGGCGTCGGTGGTGGGTTTGTTGGGTGCGGGCATGGCGGTGGAAAAAGGGGTCAGGCTTTCAGCTGCTCGACGGTGGTCTCGCCGTTGACGAGCGCGGCGATCTTCTCGGTCGAGAGCCGGGTGTATTCGCCGTTGATGAACAAGATGTAATAGGTCTTGCCGTAGGCTTGCTGCCGCTTGAGGGGCTTGGCGACCCTGCCGTCAGGGAGCAGGACGTACTTGGTCCCGGTGATGGTCCGCACTTCGGCGGGTGACTTGATGAGGTTCTTTTTCATTAGGGGATGAAGGTCAGTTGATGGCACCGCGGATGGCGGAGTCGAGGATGAGCAGGGCGTCGGAGGTCTTCAGCGTGACGTCGCAGGTCGGGAACAGTTCCTGGGCGCGGCCCTTGAGCTTGTTCTTCCATTGGGTCGTGGTCAGTTCGCCCTTCGTGCCGACGGGGTGCGTCTTCTGCCAGATCTGCGGGCGGACGCGGTGGACCTTGAAGCCGCAGGCCATCGAGACGCCGAGGACCACGCCGAAGTTGAACATCATCTTGCCGACGGCGGAGCCTGGGATGTTGCGGCCGGCGAACAGGGGCGGCTCCTCGAGGTAGATGCTGACTTCCTTGGCCTTGGTCGAGAGGTGGGCCAGGAGCGCGGCGACGTCGGCGTCCGTGGGCGGCATGGCGGCGCACTCGAAGGACTCGCCGTCCGTCCACGCGAAGCCCCCGTTCTTGCCGGGGTCGCAGCCGATGTAGAGAGGCATGGCGAAAGGTTGTTGAGGGTATCAACTTCCTTGCAAGCGATAAACATTCGCCACGCGCTTGGCGTAGTCGTTCGGCCGGAAGCCGACGCGCTTGGCGGCGGTCCAGCCTCGGTTCCAGACGACGGCGATCTGCTCGGGCGTCGGGCGGGGGATGCCTGCGGCGGCGAAGCGCTGCCGGATGACGCGGAGGAAGGAGGCCGCCATCTCCTCCTGGACGAGCGGGTCGCGCCATGAGCTGCGCGGGTGCTGGACGGAGCCGAGCCTGCGGCGGTGGTTGTTCGCGTCAGCCCATGCGGCGGCCTGCATCTGCCAAGCCCCGAGGGA